AGGATCTGCACCAGCACGGGGATATCAGTCGCGGAGGTTCCCTTGAAGAAGGCGCCCCATCCCTGCACGCGCACTCGGTCGTTGGCGGCGGCCACGATCTGCGAGATCGTCTTGCCGTTGGCGATTGCCACCTCGCCCGAGGAGTGGTGAAGCAAAATTCCAGCCATGTTGTCTCTCCCTGGTCTAGCGAATTTCTCGCAAGTTAACCGTCATCACCGCCGCGCTCGACCGCTTATCCGCGTCATCGAGCACCTCGAACAGCCCGCCGTTCACTCGCACCTGATCAGTCGGCAGGAGGTCCGTGCCGTGCGGGCAGTAAAGCGTGTATTTCATAATCGCCACCAGCCTCCCCGCCTGCTCCAGTTCTAGCGCCGTCTGCGCGCGGGCCGCCAGCCGACACGGAAAGGAGAGCGACGTATCCGGCAGTCCCGGCGTCTCGCCGCCCTGCCCGTCTCCGATCACCGTGGGCCGGATCCGGGTTGCCGTGTCCGGCATTGCCGAGAGCGCCATGCCCCGGTGGTAAGGCAGCGTGGCGTCCATGAGGCTCGGCACTATCCGGCCGGCTCCCACACGATGATCACCGACCCCTCCACGTAGAAGCGGCCCAGGAGGGGCAGATCATCATTGCGACGGTCGCTCTCTGCTAACAGCGAGCCGTCAAGAGCGCGATAGAGCCAATGCCAGTGATCCGGCGTCATCGAGCCGGAAAGCAGTGAGAGGAGCGGATGCCCGGCCAGAGCCGGCGAGAGAATGACGGTATCCGCGCTCGGCTCCGCGCTCGGCTTGTCTTTCGAATCGCTCATCGCCCGCGCCCTCCCTTCGCCAACCAAACTTGCTGCTGGATGTGGACCTGCTTCGTCGGATCGAGATAGGCCGTCAGTTCCCGCTCGGCCAGGAGCCGGAGCTGCGCGTGCCGCTTCTCCGGGTCGAACGCCTTGCGGCTGTAGCGGCTGTCTCCCAACGTCTGCTGCACGAGTGAGGGCAGCGTCTGGGCCACCCGCGCCGCCACCAGGTAGATCGCCGCCTGCTCGCGGTGGAGTCCCTGCAGCACCGGGTCTATCGGCGTCGGGAACACCAGCGCCTCCCGCGCCAGCACTTCCTGCTCAGCGGCGGGCATGAACGCGCCCTGCTCCAGCGTCGCATCCGGCAGCGCGTTCACGTCGAGGGCGCCGTCCACGCAAGCCCTGATCTGGTCATAGCTGCCTGCGCCCATTATGACTAACGGTGCGCTCATGGCAGCAAGTCGATATCCAGAGTATACGTGAACACCGGCGTCGTCCCGCCGATGGTATGGACCACCTGATACTGAACCGGAAAGAGCCCGTTGACGATCCCTGCTCCCGCCGTCAGTCCGGGCGACACCAGGAGCACGAGCGGTCCGGCCACCGCGTTCTGCGAGCTAAAAGCCACTCCCGGCAGGTCCCACGCCACGCCGTCATGATTGACGCCCTGAAACTTCACCGCCAGGGTCGGCGTCGTCCCGGTCACCGCGGTGATGTTCAGCGTGATAATCGCCGAGCGGCTGTTCGGGTTGACGAACGGCCCGCTGGTGAACGTCGCTGACGCCGAAGCGGAGAAGATCGACCGCTGCGTGTTGACGCCCTGGGCTACGAATTCGGGCATCGATCTAGCCGCTCATGTTATATGAGCACTGGAGCGGCTTGCTAACCAGGTACCCTTGCGCGGAAGCATCAACACCGGAAGCCTGCGACCCGAAAGCAATGACCGGAGCGACTACTTTGGCATTTCCCAGCCAAACGTGCTTGACAGCGGAAGCAGCCTTGATCGGGTTCGGCAGGCCAATTACCGTCCCGCAGCCTGCCGTAATCAACTCATCGCCCGCGCCGTCCAACACTGCCACCCCCGCCGCCGTAATGCTGACGATCTGGGCATGCATGAGCGTGCCCGTAAAAGTCCACGACGCCTGTGGCGTGGAAGTGAACGTGAAGACTTCCAGCGTCGGCAGTCCGGCGACATCGAAACCGGCCACTGTGATCGTGCCCGCGTTAATCGAAGGCGTGGTATCCGTCACCTGGATCGTCACGTTCCGAGGGCAGTCCGGCTGATTGGCGAGAGTAAAAGCGACGTTCGTCAGGTTGACGCTCGTGACATAGCGATTGGTGAGCGCCGCGATGGGGTTGCCGAGAACGGCGATATCCATGATGTTATGGAGACTCGACGGCATGGCCGTAGTCACCCCAATAGCGTCAAAATTACTGGTCGCCATCGCCTCTCCCTTACTCAGCCGCCGGCTCGCGTCCCGGTCCCGCCGCTAGAATCTGACCGTAGTGGCGCGCGGTGTTCCAGTTGATATCGTGGCCGGTGTCGCCGACCTCCAACGCCTTCTCTGAGAGCGTCACCAGCTTTTCGCCCAGTTCTTTCGCCTCGGCGGCGAGAGCGGCGTGCTCGTTTTTCATGCTCGTCCCTCCTAGCGTCGCTTCTCGTCGGCCTTCGCTTCCGCGAGGTCGGACTTGTACTCCGGCGGCGGCAGCGCGTGCGGCTCGGCCGGCTTGCGGTCCTCGGCCGTCGGGCGCAGGCGCGGCTTCAACCGCGGCTTCGGCTCCGGCTTGACCATGGCGATGTGGTGGTAATCGCCTACCGCGTCGCCGTGCGTGCCGGTGTAGTGGAGATGCTCCTCCAGCGTCAGCGCCGGTTCGGGAACGCGCTTGGCGAGCCCATCCCGGATCGCGCGGCTCACCTCGGGCGTCAGCGCCACGTGCCGCGCCGGGCCCGGAACGAGAAACGCCTCCCCGCTCGGGTGCTGCGGGTGCGCTTCCCACAGCACGACCCGCTGGTTCTCGCCGCGCTGCGGGACGGCTTCCACCCAATCGGTCTCATACGTCGGCTCCGGCTCGGTGCGCGGGGTGACCTGAACGGTTCCTTCAGCCATTACTTTTCCCTTTCCTGGGCTCGTCCGCTTCACCGGACAGGCGCCGCCGCCGCTCGTCTTCGTCCCACGCCCGGTCTGTCATCGTCCGTTCCAGCGGGACCGGTACGTCCGGGTGCGCCGGGACACCGGAGGGCAGCGGCGTGTCCGCCCCGGTCAACGGGTGCCGCCCGTCAGCCACGACGCTCGGCGTCTCTCGCCCCAGGTAGCCCAGGGGCGACTCCGCGTGGATCGTCGCGCCCCGCGACAGCGCCTCCATCATGGCGGAAGCCAGGTTGGGCGGCGGCGCGGGACCGGCGCCGGAATGGTGCCCGGAGTGCTGGTCGGCCATCCACCGCGCCAGTTCCGCCGCCTCATCCGCCGATAGGTGCAGCTCGCTCTCAGTGCGTCGCATTAGCTATCTCCGAGAAAGAAGAGAAAGACCCGGCGACCGGGATACGGAGCCGCCGGGCAAGCCACGAGAAGGGTCACAAGGATGGAACACCCCTCGCACGAGCGCGAGAGCCGGGTTGGCCTGTGGGCCAAAATGGAACTAATTCCATAGTCATATCGTCTAATGAATTGTTGAAGGATAATTGAAAAGGAGTTAACGCTATGGAGTCTGAACGCGGCAAAACAGGACCGAAACCAAAGAGCAAGGAAGAACTCGCAGCGGCACTGCCCGCCCGTGTCTGGGCGAAGGTGAACAAGGACGGCCCTGGCGGCTGCTGGCTGTGGAACGGCTCGAAGAACCCGCAGTCGGGAAACGCGATGATCGGCGTAGATGGGAAGGCGATCAAGGCTTCGGTCGTCATCTGGGAGATGCTCAAGAGTGCAATCCCTGAAGGCTGTTTCCTGAACCGAACCTGTAAGACGCCGGAATGCACGAACCCCGACCATCACGAGGTTTCGCCTGAGCGACGAGCGCGCAATCAGGGGGAGGCCCGCGTGACGGTCATCTGCCCTATCGATGGGAAGGCATTTGACGTATTTCCCTCTGCCATTGCGCGTGGTGGCGGGAAATACTGCTGTCGGGCCTGCAAGAGCGAGGGTCTGCGACGCGAGGTGGAAGCGACGCGAGCCCAACAGCCGACAAAGCCCGCGCCAAGCCTGCACGAAACACGATCTGTCTTCGATCTTGCGCCCGGTCCTTATCGCAAGCGATCCCTGCGGGAACGGTTTGAGGAGAAAGTCAATCCCGATGGACCTATTCCAGCACATCGGCCTGACCTGGGTCCGTGCGCTGTCTGGACAGCCTCCAGAGATCGCAACGGGTATGGGCAATTCCGCATCGGCAGGCAGACGTTCCTGGCTCATCGGGTCGCCTACGAACTCGACGGCGAGACGATCCCCAGCGGCTTGCAGGTCCTTCACCACTGCGATAACGGTCCTGGTGGCTGCGTTCGCCGCAGTCATCTGTTCCTGGGTACTCCGGCCGACAACACCGCTGACATGGTTTCCAAGGGTCGGCAGCGCAAAGGCCCCAATCCGCCAGGAGTGATGCCGCATGGCGCTGCACACCACGCGACGAATCTCACGGATGCTCTGGTTGAAGAGATGCTGCAACTGCACGCCCAGGGATGGAGTCGCGGCGAACTGGCCGAGAAGTACGGCATCTCGGCGCCCACCTGCGGCGACATCCTGCGCGGCAAAAGCTGGAAGCATATCAAGCGTCCTGAGAAGTAGCATGATGGAAAGCGGCTTCTGCGAGGAGGCCGCTTCTCTCTCCCATTAACGGCATACTACGAAGTGAGAGTGAGCGTTTTTACTGCGAAGGCGTCCAAAACGACATAGCCCTCTACGACCGATATGATAATTCGGTTCACTTGTCTCGAAACAAACCTATCGATTTCCGTAATATCGCTACCTATTTCGACCGCGCGCTCCAAAGCGAAGCGAGCGTCAAACCCCAGGATCGTCGAAGCCGGCGCATCGGCCGTCACCCCGAAGCGAACGCGGTCCGCGAGCTGTGGATTGATGATCTGGAACTCGCCCAGACCGAGCGGCACCTGGACGCGGGCCAGCGGGATATTCGCGGTGCCGGTGTTCAGCAACTGGAGGGCCACGCCGACATCAGCGTTCACCAGCACGTGCGTCATCACGTACGGGTTCAGCCATTTGAGCTTGTAAGTCAGGTAAGCCTTGATCGTCGGGTTCGGCAGCACCGCCGCCGCGTCCAGCGCCGAGAGGTTGAAGTTCGTGGCCGCGGTATTCGCGTTCCCGTCTCCGGAGACCATCACGCCGATGCCCGCCGCTACCCGGTCGATCTCGGCCTGGATGGCGATCCGCGCCAGGTGGAGACCCACCAGGTCGATCCGCTGCCGGCGCAACTGCTCGTAGGTCACGTCGAGCGCCCGGCCGTACTTGTGAAGCTGGATCGTGTGCTGCGCGCCCACCAGCTTGACGACCGGCACTTCCGCGCCCTGCGCGACCCGCACGAACCGTTGGCTCGGCGCGTCCTGCGTCAGGTAGAAGGCCCGGTAGGCGTCTCCGACGATGGGGGTGGTCAGCGCGACGATCTCGTTTAGCGGGATCGTCGGCGCGATCTGCTGGTACCTGGCCTGCGCGGCGGAGACGTAGGGGAAGATGACGGAGCCCGGAGTCTGATCCAGCGAAGAGTAAAGCGCGCGGGTGTTCACCGGCCGGCCGAGCTGCGCCTGTCGACTGGTGCGGATGGCCCACTCCATGAACATCGCCCGGTGCTGCGGCGTGTCGAGGAACCGTTCCGCCTCGTCGGCGTAGATGCCGTGCTCTTCCGAGGAGTTGACCTTGATGTCCTCGTACTTGAGCATCCGCTCGAAGGCGTCCATGCCGTCCTGGTACTGCGAGGACGGGTCCTGCGTCTCCAGGTAGGCGGAAAGCTGCATCCCGGCGTTGTAGGCGCGGCGGAACATGTCCGGCCCCATGTGCCGCACCAGCTCGCCGGAGCGCGGCCGCTGCTGGATGTAATGGCTGCGCTGCTGGGCGCGACCCTGTTCTAGCTCTTCGGGAAGGGTGATCTGCGCCCCAGTGTCGTAGTTCGCGGCTGCTGCTGGCATATCAGTCCCCTTCCTAGAAGTCCACCTGGACGTTGGTGGTGTCCGTAGCGTCGATGATCCGGCCGGCCATCAGAATGATTTCCGCTGCTGCGGAACCGGAGGCGGAACGGATGAAGCCCTTGGCTGAAGCCGCGCCGAGCGCGCCGACGATCCGGCTGCCGAGCGTCAGGGTCGCCGAAGATCCGCCCGGCAGGCGCATGAAGCCCTCGAACTGCACGGTGCACTTGAGGTCGGCTTCCACCGAGACCAGCCGGCCGATGACTCCCTGCGCGTCGGAAGCGAGCTGCACGGTGGAGTTCCCGGAGAGGGAGACCGCCTGCCCGATGGTCGCCACCGCCGCGCCGTCGAGCTGGGTGATGTCGAAGACGATAGTGGTTCCGTCAGGGATCAGCGTGACGTAGTTGGCGTCGATGCTCTCAAGGCTGATCACATTTCTCGGGTCAGGAATTTTGGTTACCTCTTTCTCGAGCGCCCGGAACGGCGAAGCCGGCCCCGCTGGCATACACAGAGTCAGGGACCGGCGGCACGGTGCGCGGCCGGTTCGGGTCGTCCTCGCGCCGCTCCTGGTCCGCGAGGCCGCGCCGCCCGCCGGGGAACAGCTTCCCGGCGATCACGGCATACTGATCGCGCTCGCGGGCTACGTCGGCCACCGGAAGCTGGTTCCAGCGCGCCACGTAGGCATCGGCGTCGAAGTCGTTCCCGAGCGCTCGCACCGCCTCACGCTTCGCCTCTTCGACAGTCCGCTGGCGATAGGCGCGGGCATCGGCCAGGTCGCGCTCCTGGACTGGCACGGCGCGTTCCTGAGGCGGTGGAGAGGGATCGGCAGCCGGTGGAGGAGCTGCCGCCTTCAGCCGCACGTAGTCGGCCATCATCGCGCGTGTCGCCGCCAGCGGATCGTCGCCCGGAACGAGGCCCGCCTCCGTCAGCAATTCCAGAAGCGGGTTTGCCGTGGTCTCACCCGGAGCCGGAGACCCGTGAGCCGGATCAGTGCTGATCGGCAGCCCGTTGGCCGGATCGTGAGTGACGGGGAGTGGATCGCTCATTCGGTGGTCTCCAACAATGGCGGTGTCAGTGCCGCGCCGGGGGTCAGCCCCTGGAAAGTAACGCTGGCTGCCGAAGAGCCGGATGCGATACTGCGTCTCGAGGAAACGGGCCTGCATCGGGTTGAGCCGCCCGGACTCAGCCATCTGCTTCGCCTTGATGATCCCAGCGCCGGGGGTCGCGCCGTCGTAAACCGTGCTGACCTCGGCGAGGCGCGCGTCGTGAACCCATGTCGCGGCCTGCTGGTCGTCCTCGTCGCCGGAGGCGAGCTTGACGCGGTAGGTGAGCATCGGGACGTGCCCGCAGTCGAACTCGCCCTCGTCGTTGATCCCGAGGAGCCGCTCGCCGCAGATCGTGCAGCGGTAGTGCCCGCCGTAGAAGCCGACCGATACGTCGCGGATGACGCCGCCCCGGATACCCCGGATGAAGTCGTCGCTGTGAACGTCGTTCAGCTTCAATCCCGGCACCACGTAGAAGTCGGCGTGCGTTTTCGCGATCTGGTCCGGCTGCGTGGAGGGGGAAGCGTAGCGGCCTCGGTAGGAGTGGCCCATCGGCAGCTCGTCGGAGCGGTGGGAGTTCTGGAGCGCCACGCCCTGATCGGCGTCCTCGGCGTAGTTCTTCAGCGAGGAGGGATGCATCCGCGTGCCGTAGGCGTCCATCCGGTCGCTGCTGATCTCGGCGCGGAACGTGTACGGGGGGTTTTGAGCAAAGATTTCCGGGTCAAAGGCGACCTTCTCCGGGTCGGGCGGCTGCAAGGAGGGAGCGCGGATGAGGAGAGCGCGGCTGGCGTAGACCGCGAGCGTGCCGCGCGAGTAGTCTCCTTCGGCGGCGTCCAGGTCGTCGGGCTCATCCTGGCCGTCGTTCCCGGCCGCCACGATATCGCCCACGGGGCGCGGCTTCGGCTTCTTGGGGATGCCGCTGCGATCAGGCGTGACCGGGGGCTCTTGGTCAGCCGCGTTCCGCGAGGTCAGTGGGGAGGACATGCAAAAGGAGCCCCGAGTAAGGCCGCTGGTGCGGTCCTCTCGGGACTCCGTGGGTTGTCGAGCTAAGGTTCTCTCGTTAGTCTAACGCAACGCGCGCGATCTGTCTACTCCTCACCTCTCCCGCTCTCCCGCCCATGCTCACCCCGAGCGTGTCGCAGTATCCGCAGAAACTCTTCCGCGCTCACGAACCGCTCCATGACTGACAGCGTTTGCTGCCATGGTATGAGGTGTTCGGCGCGATCTTCTTTGCACCAAAGGTGAAGCCCGCTTGCCGATGGCCGCGCAATCGGGTTGCAGAGGTGCCGCTCGTGGAGGTTGACGGCGCAGCAGAGGACAACGCTCCCGTTCGCCCGGCTGAATAGCTGGATAGCCTCGGTCAACGCTGGGCCTCTCCTGTCAGTACCTCGATTGCGATCCTCTGCATCTCTTCCGCTATTCCTCGCCCTGCCGCCCGCATCAGCAGGGCAGAGCGCCTATGGGCAGCGGTCAGCGGCTTCGCTTTGGCGATGTCCCACTGCTCCGTCAGCAGCTCTCCCCAGGCGGTCAGTCCCCTATCCCACCATTCAGGCGGGTCGATCCAAGGGCAGTCGCGGGGGATCGTGGCGGTCTCGCCATACTTCTTGCGAAACGCGGAGGCGATAGTCCCCGCACCCGGCTTCATGATCTCTTCAGCCATCAGATTTCGCCTTTAGACATTGCTCTGGTTCCTGCTCCCAGACGTAGACGGTGGCGATCCTCACGGCTTGTGCCAACCTTTAACCATTTCAGCAGTTCGTGCTTCCGCCTCTCGATGAGCGGGACTTCCGAGCGCACAGAGCCAGCAGTGACCTCGAACCGAAGAGTCGTTATCATTGAAACGGCCGCAGCGTTCACACTTCCAGAAATAACCCGTGCGTAGAGCAATGGCTTTCAGGACCTCTACTTCAGCCGGGGACGCGGCTTCGAGCAAGGCTCGCCACAGGTCTTCTGCTTCGTCGGTCACGGCTTCTCCTCCAGCGCCTTGCGCGGACTGGGCAGCGGGTGCAGCCGGGTAGGGGTCGTCGTCGGGTTCCGCCCCTGCGCCTCATCCATCTGGCGAGCTGCTGCCTGGTAAGCCTCCCACAGCTTGGCGAACCCCTCCGGGTCGCTGTTATGCATCCCGCGCGCATAGGCTGTGCCGTAGGCCGTGGAAGTCTTGGCGACCACGAGGAGCGCGGCGGCGATGGCATCCGGGTCGCCGGGCGAGGGTAGGAGTTCGCCTTTAGACATTGGCCTCACCATGTTTCCGCCGCTCGGCCCGAGCGTGCTTCTGCCGCTCGCGCCGCTCCACGCCCGCGTGCCGCCGCCGGGGGTCGGCCTGGGTGTCGCCGTGGCCCGCGCCCACCACCTTCTTCTCCGGCGCCGGCATCTCGGGCAGACCGAGCTGCGCTTCTTTCTTCTTGATCATCGCTCCCTCTCCGCTTTCCGCCGCGCGTAGAGTTCCCGCCGATACGCCTGTCCCTTCGCGCGCCGCACCGGGCACTGGTTGCGCTTCTGCCGTCTCTCTCGCACTGTGGTCTCGCTGTAGCCCTGCTCCGGCAATCCCGCCTCACGCCGGAACGCGTTGCGACACAGGGAGAGGATCTGATAGACGCGACTCCAGTTCACGCCTTCCTCGAGCGCCAGGTCCATCTGCTTGATTTCCTCGAAGTAATGCCGCACGAACAAGCGCGCGTAACGTTTCGGCAGCCCGGCAAAGACGGTGCGGCAGAGTTCGCCGCCCTCCCAGATACAGCGGTTCCACTCCCCAGCCGCCACCAGATCTACCGGAGATCCATCCTGCTCTTTCATCTCGAAGCAGACCGGCTCGTGGCACCGCTGCCCGCCCGGAACGCGATAGCGCAGGTATTCCGCCGCCGCCCACGCCGCCGCCTTGCAGACCACAGTGGACGGCGCCCACGGCTCCCCTCGCGTCTTCTCCAGAGCTTTCCACGCCGCGATCCTGGCCTCCTGCTGGATGTCCGGCCACTCCGGGTGGGTGCGGAACCGCTCCAGCTTGTAGTTGATGAGGCGCTCAACGTCCTGCTCGGTCACCGCAGCAGCTTGTCCGTCTTGATCATGCGATCCTCCCGATCCATTTCAGCCTGCAATCGCATCGCCCGGCGAACCTGTCGGATATGAACAACCAGCGCGACAATCCCTACTACTGCCAAACCAACCAGAAGCATGGTGAGCGCCAGCCAGGCGATGATCCCAAAAGCCCAGTTTTCTACCAGGTCTCCATTTTTCTGCATCCAGTAGGTCATCGCTCGCGCTCCTTCACTGCCTCGAGCCCGGCAGCGCCAGAAGCGTGAACGCCAGGCTAGTCGTCCAGACCCGCTTATCCGCGCTCATCACCGTCAGCACGACCGGACCGGGCGGCCAGGAGTTCAACAGCGGCGCCACAATCTCGATCTCACTGTCACTCCATGCCAGCGGTGGGCAGACGCTGTTGTTCACGGTAACGGTGCCCGGAGGCGCTCCGAAGCCGAAGCCGTCGATGTAGAGCGTCTGGCCGGGATAGACGGAGCCGGTCGGGTTCCGCTGCGCGTTCCGGTAGCCGCTCACCTGGATCAATCCCGGCACGGGAACTGGGATCGGCGGCGGGGGTGGCGGTGGCGGTGGCGGAGGAACAGGAGCGGGCGCCACCGGAACGAGCGTCGTTCCCACGGCCACCGTGAAGGCGTGACCGTTCACGGTGACGGTATCCCCCACCTGGAGCGTGAAGGAAGCCCTCGGCCTGCCTCGAGCAGCGGGCCGTCGGTAAGGCTTCGGCGCGGTGGGCGAGTAGGAGAGACCGAGGACCGACTGGATCGCGAGGTCCTGCTTATTCCCGGCGAGTATGTTGCCGTGGAAGCGGACATTGCTGAACGTGCCGCCATTGGAAGCCAGGCCGAACAGGCCCGTCTGGCAGTTCTCGACCGTGTTCCCGAAGATGTCGACGTTAGCAAGACTGAAGCCCTGCTCGTACGGCGCCCAGCCGCCGACGCCGATCCCATAGCTGACACAGCCGTTCACCGTGTTATTGCTGATCGTCACCCCATCCCCGTCTTTGATGAGAATGGCGCTGCCGCCGGTGATGTTCGTGATCGTACAGCTATCTACCAGCGAGTTCATGATGTCGCCCGCGCCCGGCTGGGAGTGAGCGAAGACGATGCCGTTCTGGCAGTCGTGGATATACAGGCGGCGCATCTGCACGCCCGAGGTGATGGTATTGGGAGCTTCCGAATATTGCTGGAGAGCGTACTTGGCGATCCCGGCGAACTCACAGTCGGCCACCAACACATTCGAGGCGCCCCCATGGATATAGACGCCATGGGAGGTGTTCTGTGCCGTCGGGTTGGGGTCGTTCTGGATGACCTTGCAGTTGAGGATCTGCGCATTCTTCTCCGCGAAAAACGCGATCCTGGCCCAACCAAGAATGCGACAGTTCTTCGTGACTGTCCCCTGCGTCGGAGCGGCGTCGAACACGGCCGAGGTCACGGAAGCGAAGTCGCAGTTGTCGACTACCGTGTTGGCGGGGCCGAAGATCTGAATACCCCCAGTCGAGTTCCCGCTCCGCTGCGTGGCGCCAGGAAGGCCCGTGAACTTCAACTGCCGCACCGTCACCGGCCCGCCGGGCTCGCCCCCCGTGCCAATCATCAGTCCGCCGCCTGCCGCCGAATGGATCACGGAGGAAGGACCTGCCCCGAGAAGGGTGACCTGGGGCGGGTGGTTCATCTTAAGCCAATCGGTGAGCTTGTACACCCCCGCCGGGAAATAGATGGTAGAGCCCGTCACAGCCGCCTGGATCGCCTTCTGGCACGCTGCCGTGTCATCCGTCATCCCATCGCCGACAGCCCCGTAGGAGCGGACGTTCAGAGCGTTAGGAGGCGCAGGCACAGGCCCAGGAGGAACCGGACTGGGCGTAGGTGTCGGTACGGGAGGAGGAGTGGGAGTCGGCGTGGGTGGAGGAGGAGGTGGAGGCGGAGGGACAGGAGCCACCAGCAAGAAAGATCCCACGCCAGAGAGGGCGCGAACGGCAGTAGAACCAACGCTCGGAGTAAATGTCGCAGTCCCGGTCCATTCATAAGTTTGCCCACTGACTGTCACGCGGAACTTCACCGGCGCGGAGAAAGCCCCCAGGCCGGGCAGAGGACGTGCGGGCGGTTTCCGGGGTGCGGCAAGGGCTGGAGACGCCCAGAAAGCGATCAGGAGCGCTAGGATAAAGCGCCTAGGGTTCATCAGCGTTCCTCCCTCAAGCCCGAACCGTCACAGACGGGACACTGGTAGCGCAGGGCGGTGCGGCCATTCGGCAACTCAACGATTACCGGCGCCTTGCGGCTGTAGCGGCGATTACCATGGTTGACGTTGACCTGATCGACCTTCGAACGTGCCACCGGCCGCGCGGGGAGAAGCGTTACCCTCGCGTAGAGCAGATCGTCCTTCGCTTGCCGTAGTCGACCCAGGTTCTCCCGAAGCTCATCCCGTGCCGCCGTCATCTTACGAATGGAATCAGTAGCACAGATCAGGACGAGGCAGCCGAACACCAGCAGGACGAAGCCGAGGCTTCCCGCGATCTGGTTCATCAGGCTATCTCCTCCCGCTCCAGCAGCAGCGGCGCCCAATTCTGCGCATTCTCCAGGCAGTCATCACACGAGTCGCCGGACTCGATCTGCCAGGTGGCTTCGATCCCCTCGTCCGTCTCCTGTAGGTCCCAGGAGCAGCGGCAGTTCCCTAAGCAGCTGGTACTCCCGTCGCCAGGATACGCCGGCAGATCGCTGATCCCAAACGCCTGCGCCCGGCCACGCTCGAACGCCGAACCCGCGCTCGCCGGATACAGCGCCGCCCGCGATAGCAGCGCCGCTTCGCTCACTGCACCGCCAGCGACCTCTTCCCTGAACCGCTTGAGATAGTCGAACTGCTGTCCAATCGCCGCTCCGACCGGCGCCAGGTCCGGCGGCTGCATCGCTTCTCGTCCACCCCGGCCCAGGAGAGCCATCGCGGTATAGCCAGTCACGACACTGGACTGCATCTCCACTTCCCATCCAGCAGCGGTAAGCGATCCGTCCACCAGCCGCGCGGAAGTGCGGCGCGCTTCGCTTTCCATGTGGTCTAGAAAGCGCGATTTGAGCGAGAGGAGATCGGCGGCGGTGAGCCACTCGCCCGTGTCTAGCCGCTGGTATTGACGCCGCGCTGGATCGTATTGCCAGGTCGCCATCTCAGACCTCCAGCCCTCCCTGTGCGGTCCGCCTTGCCGCGATAGTCAGGTAATCCGCGTTTAGCTCAATCAGGATACTGCGCCGACCCAGGTGGGTTGCCACGCGCCCCACGGTCCCCGATCCCGCGAAGGGGTCCAACACCGTGCCGCCCTCGGGGCAGCCGGCCAGGATACACGGTTCAACGAGCTTTTCGGGGAAAGTAGCGAAATGCGCGTCACTCGTGGGCTGACTCGGGATCTCCCAGACGGAGCGGCGGTTGCGGCCGAGAGGATTGGGGAGGGGATAATCGCCCTTGTGGGCTTTCGTGCCGCCCAATGCTCGCTGTTTTCCTCCCTGGTCAGTCACCGGCCCGAACGTGCCGCCATTGCTCGCCTCCCAGGTTCTGACATGCGGTTCCCGGATCGCGTCGGCATCATAGTAATATCGAGCAGACTTGCTCAACAGGAACAGGTATTCATGTGCCCGCGTCGGCCGGTCGGTCACGCTCTCAGGCATGGGGTTGGGCTTCGACCAGATGATGTCGGAGCGCAGCCACCAGCCATCGGCGCGCAGGGCGAAGGCCAGCATCCAGGGCAGGCCGAGGAGGTCTTTGGGCTTGACCGAGGGCATCTTTATCCGAGGGTATGGATCATGGTGACCGTTGATAACCGCGCCATGTCCCCCTCTCCCTCCACCCGCGTAGGCGTCCCCATAATTCAGCCAGAGCGTCCCGTCATCTGCGAGCACCCGGCGCACCTCCTCGAATACCTCTTGCAGCGCCTTGACGTGCTCTTCCGGGCTCTCCTCCAACCCAATCTGCCCGGAGACGCCATAATCCCGCAAACCCCAGTAGGGCGGGCTCGTCACGCAGCAGTGGACCGACTCGGTGGGCAGCGTCTTCATCACCTCTCGGCAGTCTCCCGGGATGACCTCTGGCCAGATAACCCCGGAAGTCATCAGCGCCTCCCGTTCGTCGCGAGACTCTTCGATGCCGTCTCCGCGAGGTGGGCCCACAGCAGCCCGGAGAACTCCGGCATTGCCTGATCCCAACTCGCCTGCGCCGCCGCGAACGCCTCGTCAGGCAGCGTGAAGGCGCGAGACCCCTGCCGCTGGCCGGAGAGCGGCGCTCCCTTCTGCGCCCCCGGCTCTGCGACCACCTTCCCCGGCGGCGTCTGTCCCGGCGGTCCCTCCGCTGCCGTGCCGCCCCCGCCGCCGATCCCCGCCGTCGGAATGCGCGGCTTGACCTGGTCGGCCTTCGCCTTGCCAACTCCCATCATCGCCGCCTCGTCTTGCCCCACGTAGCCCAGTGCATAGGCCAGCGCCGCGTTAGCCAGATCCAGCGCCTTCACCTGTGCGTCACGGAGAAGCTCTGCCGCCCGGACCTCCGAGAAACGGAACTCCAGCCGCGCCTGGATACCCTGAACCCGCAGCGCAATCGTCAGCAGGTGCTCGAGGAGCTGCTCGACCGTATGCTGGTGCGACTTCACCCCCGCGATGAACACCTCCCACTGGCGGTTGGCGTGCGTCTCGCTCGACGCTTCGTTGATCCCCATGAGCAAGGGCATCGTCTTCAGCGCCCGCACCGCCTGCCGATCCAGGTAGGTGATGATCG